TATGGTTTTGGTGTCATATCTGTTCCTGTCGGTGGTGTTACACCTTTTGGTAATCTTGGTACCCATGACCCTATTTTTCTATATTCAACTGTCACTTCATATGAATCAGTATCAGGTTGAACTGTGTTTTTTGCTACAGAGGCGATATTTGCAAAATAGCCCTCTAATACAGGTGTATTAACTTTTGGTAATTCCTTAGTTTCTTGGTCCCAAGCACCAATTTTTGTTAAACCTGTTGCTAAGCTTGTAGTTGTATCTCTTGAAAACTCAACCTTGTCTTCTCTCTTTTTAATAGAATCTGTATTCAGTTCTGTTGTTACTTCCTGGTTATCTTGAACATCAATTTTAACGTATTTAATTGTACGTGTTACTTTTCTAACCTCTGTATCTTCTGTAACAGGTTCATTTACTATAATTTTGTATATTTGCGTTGGTTCTTTTTGGTTGGAATCATCCTTCGTATCATACTTAGTTGTTTTTGATATAGGATTCTTCGTTGATACAATATACCCTCGTTGTTTTAAAGATGCAATTTTATTATCAACTTTTTCCCTATCTTCTGTTGTTACGACTTGATCAGAAACCCCATTGAATTCAAGCTTTTCTTTAGGTAATTCCACTTCTTCTCCAGTCGTGATATTAACAACTTTGATAAGAATTTTTTGCGGATTTGCTTCATACGTAATCGGTGTATCCTTACCTGGTGTTGTTGGTATTTTTGGCACCTTGTATCCTTTTTCTGGATGTTCTGGATCTACCGGTGTTAATGGTACTAGCGGATTTTTCTTAGGATCCACTGGTTTTGTTGGATCTGTAGGTATTCCTGGTGTGTACCCTGGTTCGTATGGAATTACCGGTAATTCTGGAGTTTTTGGTTTTTCAGGAGTTCCTGGAGTTCCTCCTTCTGGGTTGTCAGGTTGAGGAGTTGGTGTTCCTCCTGGATTTACTGGAGTTCCATCCGGATTTTCCGGTGTTGTTGGATAATCAGGATATTTAGGTTTTGTTGGATCTTTTGGATCATTTGGATATGGAATTGGTGTTGGAGTTTTTCCTGGTATCTTCGGTACCCATGCCCCTATTTTTCTATATACAACTTCTTTCGTTATATTAGTCACATCACCAGTTGAAGATGGTGCTGTTGCCTCTTCTTCTCCTACGCTTGCTATATCTGCGATATAACCTTCTAGTACTGGTGTATCTACTTTCGGGAATTTACTATTTGTGCTTGTCCAATCCTTGTAAGATACCGTATCATTCGCTGTATCAGTTACTTCTTTTCCTGTGAATTCGACTGTATTTTCTTTCTTTCGTTCTTCAAGAACCGTTCTAATTATAGCTCCATTCACATTATCTTCTTTTACATAGGTAATTGTTCTCTTAACTGTTTTGGTCACATCTGCTTCTACCGGAGCTGGTGGCGTAGTATCTAAATCATATACATAAGTTACCGTTCTTGCTTCTATAGAAGTCATCGTGTCTTTGTCCTTTGCAGAAGTTTTTAATCTTCCATCTTCAACAGAATTGTCATCTAATGCTCTCTTCAATTTATAACGTGTACCATCAGCTGCTGTTAAAGTAGCAAGTTTTTTACCTCTTACATCGTAATCTGTACCTAATAATTGATCTTTTTGAGCAATATATGTTCCGTCTGTATCTTTTTTACCTATATCAGTTTCTTTTTGACCTTTTACAGTATTTTTAAGTGTTAATACAGTCCCGTCGACAGTTTGATACTTAACTTTAATATCTCCTGACATAGCCACTCTTAGTTCAGAAGTCTTCTTACTCTCTTCGATTTTTTTTAAAATTTCCCTTTTCTTGTCTTCTGGAAGATTTGACTTACCAATAATTCTTCTTGCTAATTCTTTAGACGGTCCTGTCGTATCTTGGATGACTGAGAAATCGGCTAGAATCGGCATATTATACTGAATACGAGAACTTTGAGGGTTTACCCCAACTCTTTCATTATCAGATGGAATTACTTGTACAGTATACGATACAATATCCGGTCCCAAAGGAATGTCCGCAGTAGAGAAGTAGCCTGCTTTTCCTAGTTTGCTATATCCAGGACCCACTGCTTCCTTAATCTTAGCCGACAGCTCTTCATCAGAAATCACATTCGTACGCACAATCCCTTTATCTACTCCTAAAAATCTTGAGAAATGTTTGAATTCTTCAGAACTAGATGTAGCCCAACCATGATTAAGATTATTCGCTTTTGTATTTGTATTCTCTCTATCAAAGGTTTGGGGATTAGCACCATATGCATCAGCACTTAGAGTTGCTGCTATATTTGACCCTTGAATACCAACTTCCTTGCTACCGTTTCTAGCGGCAGTATATGTGTATTTATCTGTTTCAACTTCCAGCTGATCATCGTTAACATGATAGGTAATTTTCTTAGCACCTGGTATAAGAGTAGTGAGTAATCTATATGCTCTGTCATCAGCTTTAGCTTGAGAACTACCTGAACTTAGCCAAGTTGGGGTATTAGGAGTATCTTTATCAGCATTTTTCAATAAATTATTCAAGTCATTCGATAGCTTTGCAGTTGACTGAGCTGTATTTGTGAAAGTTTTCTTCCACTCTGAATCTTTTTTCCCTGCTTTTGTTATACTTAGGAAGTCTTCAGTCACATTCATCACAATATCGCCTTGTTTTTTAGCTTCTTCCGTTGCTTCTTCTACAATTTGATCGTATACTTTTTGTTGCTCTGGTGTATAATCTTTTTCTTTTGTTCCTCTTAATAATGAATTAGCTTTTACTTTCGGATTTTTAATTTTATTAACACGGTAATTAAACTCATCTTTTAAAAATTTCAAAATGTTTGCATGTGCCGCTTCAACATTCAAACCTTTCTTATACAACTCTTCATTCTGAACGATTTCAGCTACACGAGAAATAGTTTCATCATAAACTTGTGTTTCTTCACCCTTACTATTTTGAGCTTTAATGACTACTCGATAACTTCCTTTAGAACCGTTAATATCTGTGATGTACCCTGTCACAAAATCAACACGAACACGACTTCCGTATTTAGTAGAAAAGGCTGTGAATTTCTTCTCTAACCCATTGTAGCCAACGACACCTGGAGAATATTTATTAAATTTATCCTTTTCTAAAAACGGAAGCTTATTAAATTCAGTGTTACTCAAATTTGAACGTTCATTCGGAGTACGTGGATCATATGTAGAATGATCCGCTACAGTTTCAGTACGATTGGCACGTGTACGCCCTTTAACAAGCATCAGCATATAATCAAAACGACGATCTAAGGCTTGCTCATGCACATAGATGTTATCTAAGGCATCTGCCCCAAGCATACCACCTTGTTCCATGATTGGAATGCCCTCTGATGTTTCTCCTACTTTATGCCAACCTGTGAAGTAACCTTGTTCATTTTTTCTTCCGATAACGAATTTACCTTGGGTTCCATCTTTGTCAATGGCATGCCAACCACCAAAGTCATGAAGTTCTCTAATTTCACCCGGTTTAAGTGGTACACCCTCTGGATTCTCAGCGGTCTTATCAAATCGAAGTTCCCTTCCTAGAGTATCCATGTTTCTTAAATAAGAACGCTCGTTATTTTGGAAGTCATCCGGCATATGTTGGATAATTTTCCACATTTCTTCAACTGTAGCAGTATGACCAGGATCATCGAAACTTATGTGAGCATTCGGATCATGTGCTCCAGGCTCATCTCCTGTTGGTATAGATATCCCCGGTTGATCTGGTTGTACTGTAGAACCCTTACGTTCGGTTAGAGCGGAATTTAATGCTTCGTTATTTTCAGTTGAAGCCCCGGCATTTGTCTCAGTTCCAGTAGAAGTATTAGAGTCAGAAGGCTCTCTCAGGTCTCTTTTTGAACGGCGACCTCTAGTATTAGGCTTTGTTTCTGAATTTGATGTTGCAGATCCCTTTTGAGAATAGTACACCAGCACTTCTTCAGATTCAGTTGACGATGTAACTTCTTTTGATTCTATAGTTGACTTGTCTGGCGCACCAAAACCATTTACTGTTGGTGAAGTTTGTGCTTCCCATTTACCTGTTGTCCATTCTTCTGTACCTTGTTTACGTGTTAAAGTAACTGTTTGAGTGACTGTAGCAGATACTTCTTTACTTTCATCAGAAGCATCTACATATTTAATGGTACGTGTAATCGTTTTCGTATCTTCCTTAACAGAATGAACCGCTCCGGCTTGAAGCCCACCTGGATTTTGAGCAGCCACCGCCCCATAGCTAGAGGAAGTCAGACCGTTAGGTCGGCTTGTCTCCGGGTCTGGAGACGGACTAGAGTGACTTGCACCTCCATCAGTATTAGTAGTATTCGTTTCCGCGTGTACCACACCTGCCCCCATGGCAAGGTAAAAAGCACCAATGACGACACTAGCTGCACCGACACTTACTTTTCGAATACTATATTTTAGTTGTTTATCAAATTTACCCATTTCAGACTCCAATTATATATATATATATATTGTTCTGCTATTTCCTACATAATAACATACAATATCACTTAACTATTATACATCAAACAACTGTAAATTTCAATTTTTTTGATTGAAATGAAAGACTAGCAGGTAGATCATTCTAAACGATCTTTTAAAATAGAATAAGCCACCTTTACTTCTAGTTTCATATCCATATATTTCTCATCCTCAAAAAGAATTTTAGGTAATTTGTAATACCGTTCTGAAGTTTGGTATTGATTTGCGGTAATTCGTTTCATAGCGCTCCTCCAAGTTCTTTGAGTATTAAATCTCCACTTGATTCCAAGCGAACCAAGCCACTTTTTTCTAATTCAGCCATAAGAGAGATGGCTTCAACAATATCTATTCCCATTTCACGTACTAAAAATGAAATGACAATATAGCGTGATGATTGTAATTCTTTTGTCATTTTCCCTCCTGAAAATAAAAAAAGGAGAACAATATTCAACTGTTCTCCACGATAAATTTGTTAAAAAGAAAAACCCTGCCAAATTAATTTTTGGTAGGGTTTTTGGTAGGAAACTAAATTAATTTATCAGTTTCTAAAATGTGTTCACGATTCTAAAAGGCTGATACTATAGTATTCCGATTTCTAATTGGTATATGCCCCTTATTTAAGAGTAACTGAGATGCACTATATAAATAAAAATACATGAGTCAAAAGAGCCATAAAATAAGGGTTTATGCGTCGTAAAATACATATATTTTTTACCGTAAAAATACAAAAGTTTGCACCTTATGCCCCCTTTTTGCCCCTCGTTTTTATTTTTAACAAAACACCGTTTTTGACAATAAAAAAAATTAAAGGGAACTATTATTAACAAAATGGCTTTTTTGACAATAATACCCTACATTCACCCTCCCTATTCTTCAAGAGAACGTTTTTTTGAACATTAGAATTTAGGTTTTGGTTTCTAATCGTTCAAAATGTGTGTTTTTAAAAAATAAAAAAACCGCAAGCCAAACGACCTGCGGAAACATCATCTATTCTAAATAGTCTTTTTCTGTAATTACTTTTAATCTAGTAGAATAATTCTGAAATGTTGAGAATTTAAAACGTTTAGGATCTTCAAGTTTGTTTCTATCATCTATTTCCAAAGCGTGATTATAGTCTATAATAGCTTTTACCAACTTATTAATAATAGCTCTATCATTGTCCATTACTTTATAATAATCTTCGATTTTCCGAAGGCGGAAAGTCGTATTCAGTAAATAACTTTCATCTTCTAAAATCAATGTTTTACCAATATCTAATCCTTCAACATATCCTTCTTTTTCCGAATTTCTAAGCTTATACTTCAACTGATACTTTTTAGGAATGTAACTTCTAAATGGAATCAAGAAAGTCAGCCCCTGTATTTTGACAACAGTTACCGCAAATCCCCTTCCTTTATTCATTACTTCCTTCATCTTAAAGTCATAATCCATCGCTTGAATAAGGTCGTAATCCTTGCACATTTCTAAATCAATTTGACCTAATTTTAACTTCTTACTTTTCATTCCTATTCCTTAGATAAAAAGCTCACTAAAAAGTGAGCAACATTTCCAATGAGATACTTCTGTTGACGAGCGCGTCTCTCCGCCCCCTCATTGCCTTAAGAAAAGGCTGGGCGAATCGAAAGGAGGTAGATTTTTCCTGTTTTCAATTCTACTTATTTTTGCACATTTTTTGAATTTTGTCAAACAAAAAAACCGCAAGCCTGAGCCTGCGGTGAAAGAACATTTTAGAAAGTTTCCTTTCTATTTATTTAACTGTAATTAAGCCTTCTGGCTCAATTTCAAATTCTGGCTTGTCTGCCATTGTTCCGTCTGGTTTAAGGTAGTACCAACCTTTTTTATCAGCTGATTGGATAAAGGCATTTGATACCATGTTGCCGTTCTTATGGTCAAGATAGTACCAGGTCTGCTTATGCCTAATCCAACCAGTTACCATCTTACCGTCTTCATCAAAGTAATACCAAGCGTTATTGATACGAGTCCAGCCAGTGGCCATAGAGCCTGAATCCGTGAACCAGTACCAAGCGTCCTTGTAGTTCAACCAGGTACTACGCTTCATGAAGCCTTTTTCATCAAAATAGTACCAAACATCATTGATTTTCTCCCATTTATCGGTTGGATATGAGCCGTCTTCACGAACCCACCACCAGCCGTACTGGTTTTGTTGCCAGCCAGTTTCGACTTCTTCAGGCGGTACAATATACCCAACGATTTCACTTACAGAACGCTCGTTATAGCGACAAGGGCCACCTACTTCAAGGTAGTCCCAGTTTCCATCGATATTCTGCTCAATCGTCTTGATGGTAGAACCGTCTGAGTCTTCATAGACAAGACCTGTATGGCCGTAATTGACACCGTCGCCAGCTACATAGCTTTTTACGAAGAACCAGCCTGCCTTTGGATAGTCAGCATCATACACGACTTTCAGACCTTGAGAACGTGCCGATTCAAGCAAGTCATAAGCGTTGCCCCAAAGGGTCACACCGTACCAATTTTTAAAAGCGTAGCATGGAACATCCGCACATTGCATTTTCTTTAAAATACGACTCTCCTCTTGGTTATTTCAAACCAAGAATGTATAACGTATTCCCTCTATAACGAGCTCATACTTTCATATGAGATGAGACTATATCTTTATTTGTGGTAATCATCTAATTCAATAAACTTTAAATTCGCATTATTTTCGAGATTATATTTTTTTATAGCTTCAATTCTAGCTTTGTAAGCTTCTTCTGGTGAGTCAAAGGTACCTACATAGACGTGTTTTCTATTCACGTTGTAATATGAAGAGTATCTCCCTTTTTTACTGGTATTTTCAACAACTCCTGTAAAACCTGTTTTGTTTTTATATTGTGTCCTATTGTTACAATTGTCTTTAGGCAAAACCCATCTGCAATTTTCTTTACAATAATTACCGTCATTGTTGATTCTATCTAATTGATATTTTTCACTAGGTGGTTCTCCCATATCTTCGTAAAACTTTTCAAACTCTTCCCATTCTTTAGAATATGTGATTCCCCGACCGCCGTATCTTTCGTAGTGATCATATGATGTATTATTACACCTCTGTTTCATACCTTTCCATGCTCGGTGAATTTTTGTACCAGACATTCCATGTTTTTTACGATTGGAAGCCAATACTTTGCGCGACAAACAACCACACGATTTTGAATATCCGTTTCTTACCTCAGTAAGCACCATCGCTTTTTTTGTTCCACACAAATTACATTGACACAGAGCAAGTAATTTATTGTATTTATTTTTACCTGATATTTCCAATACTTTTAGATGATTAAATGTTTTTCCAACATCTTTATGCTCTTTAGTCTGCATTAGTTAAACCTTTCGTCTCGTCTAACTATATTATACCACAAATACCTCGTGCTGTCTTGCGATTGCAAGCACTTAGTCGTTGAACCTTCCTCTACTGTTACCATAGAGGCTCGGCTGCTGATTTTCCAATCCATGAAGTTTTTAAGCATTCACGCTTACTGTTACCAGTTACGTTGTAGCCTCATAGCTCTAAGGAAGTTCCAGCAATTCTCGAGGTTACGAGCCCATTCGCTTAAGCTCCGTACATTCCGTCGTTGTCCACTCCATCGCCAGCGTTGGCTTTATCGATGAAGAATTGAATCATTTCCTGTTTTTTAGACATATCTACTCCCTCCAAGCGTCGTTCATCTGTTTCACGGCAGACTCTACGAATGTATCCAAGTCCTTATTGGTCATACTGATATTATATTTGGTCAGCTCAGCTCTAACTTTATCACGAGCTTGCTCTAGCTTTTCATCACCTTTAAAACCAGTCTCTTGAGCTACTTGCTCCACGGCATGAACCGCATTTTTAGCTAGAATTTCAGCAATTTTTACAGTCTTTTCACCACCCTCTTTGATGAGGTACTCCTTGACCGCTTTAACTGCGATAGCAAGCAAAATAATTGCAATGCTTACTGCTCCGTTTGTGATAATTTCATTAATTTGTTGCATGTGTTTTTTTCCTTTCTTTTATGGTAATGTTGCTGGCCACTCATCTTCTGTTAAATAAGAGAATGGGTTGACGTGATTTTCCTTCACGCCTAATTCACTAGTTACAATTTGTAACATCAAATCATCTTTCTGATATTGTCCATCTATAAGTTTATGGGTATACTGAATAATCGCAGCACCCGTTCCTTGTGCACCTTCTGAATTTTCCGCACCCGCTGTTTCGCTATAAATATTACTAGAAGTTTTAAATATAGTCTGAACTACATCATCAACAGGTTGGAAACCTTGAATAGATAAGTTATCTTCTGATTCAAAACCGACAATCTCTAATATTAAATTAGCGCTAGGACTAATAGTACTAGTGTTAATTTTAGGTTCAAATTTCACATGTACAACATCATTTATACGTCTGAAATACATTCGGTTTATGGCTTCTTTATCCGTATCATGCTTCCAACCTAATACCCAACCAGTGTCACCCTCGGCAACTTTCCAGTCGGTATTTCCACCATCAGTAGTCTTAATCCACTTTAAAGCTCCGTTAGTTTTAGCTGTGTCGATGTAAGTTGCTCCTATTTCTGCACTTATACGTCCTTCTGGTGAGCCAGCACCACGGATTTCTTGTCCTACATTGTCTGGTAATGGCAGGGTGACATGATTGCCTCCAACGATGCCAAGAGTATTTCCTGTTAAGGTCAGTCTTGGTTCAGGCTTTTGATTCAGCACCTTCACATCACGGCCAACCGCTTGAGCAAATTCCTCTAAATTGCTCATAGAAATCACGCTTTCGCTGCGTTATAGGTTGCGACCAAATCAACATTGGCAATCTGGTCTACACGTCCGCTGACTTCTGTTACTTTGCCGAGAAGAGCACCATTTTCGTCTTGCCCCATATTTGTGATTTTGTCCGCAATTTCTTTCAACGTATCAAGATTTTCAGGGGTTCCCTCACCCAAGATTTCAGCCTTAACTTCCGTTTTAGCTTGAGTGACTGCCTGAGAGATAGCTTGCGTCATTGCTGACGTTTCTACTTTAGTGCTGACGCTTTGTTTCACTTCCTTGATATCTGCTCCAACTGCCTGTGCGAATGCTGTTAATTTTGTAGTATCCATTTTGTGTTACACCTTTCCTAAATTGTAATAAAATAGTAGGTCTGGCAATTCCTGACCTACCGGGTTCTCGCTTGCAGGTCTTTCTGCAAGCTGTTTTTTTACTTCTTTTTCGATGTCTAGCTCCTTCAAAGTATAGACATCTTCCGTAACCAATTCTTTATCTGAGTCTTCAATTTCGATATAAGTATCTCTATCGCTTGGGAAGATATACCCTCCAACCGAGATTTCCACTCGGTATTTTCCGCTTGGTAGAATACTATCTAAATTAAAATTGACAGAATGGCTAGTGACGGGAGCAGTTGTCTTCCACCTACGTAGTCCTTTTGTTAGAGTAACAACCGCTTCTTGCCCCTCAAACGAGGTCATGACACGGTAATTTTCATCTAACAATTCAAATCCAAAAGTAGAAGACAAATCCCCTTGCTTAATAAGGTCGCCACCATCAATTCGAGCCAAATTGGTTGTATTAACTCTGTGGTTGTTACAACCCATTCTGTGCCCCTTTCTTAATTCTTACTCTGAATCAACGTTTTCAACTCTCTCACATCTTCACCTAGCGACTTAACTTGTTCCGCAAGAACTAAGATAGCCTTGTTCTGTTCGTCGTGGTTATCTAGTCGTTTATTTGCTGATTCTTTAAATTCACGTAGGTTCTCAATGTCTTTTTCCATCGCGGTAATGCGATTTTCCTGCTTTGTAGCTCTATCTTTCATCGAGAAATACAAGATAATAACAGGAATCATAGAGATTACGAAACGAATAACGAGGTGTTCAAATTCTGCCATAGTCACCTCGCTAGTTCGCCAAGTGGCTCAAGCCAAGGCGCTCCAATTCTTTACGCACACGGTCTCGGAAGCGTTTATTGACAAATGAAAAGTCAATCGCTCTACGTTTAAGCAGGTTGATATACATGTCAATTCTTGCTTGGTCTAATGTAATTTTACTCATTGTTGCTACCTCCATTGTTTTCACTAGTGCTCGCTTCACTTGTCGGTGTAGGAATTTCATGTTCTGTCTCGCTTTCTGTTGGTTGTTCTACTGCTGGTGCAGGTTGGATAGGCGCTGCTGCTACTGGTTGTTCCGTAGTTGGTTGCGCTGGAGCTGGTGCTGGTTCAGATACGACCACGTTTGGAACTCCGTTTGTAGCCACTTCTGTAGCTGGTTGGGGTTCTGGTTGAACCGGTGGAGTTACCGGAGCAGGTTCAGTAGGGTGTGTTTCTGCCTCGGAAACGTGAGGTGTTTCCTCATGTCCCTCTGCTTCGTCCTCGTGCTCATACTCAATACCATTGTGTTTCTCAAGCACTTCCAAGCGGGCAAAGATTTCCTCGATATCGTCAGTATTATGCAAGCTGACCTTCTGCATGCCTTCCATGAGCTGATTCGCTTGTTCAAGTGCTGCAGTTGTTTTGGCCAATTGTTCTTGGTTTTTAACGACGGCACTAGTAGGGTCTAACTCAGTTCGTAGAATCTCTTTGACTGCTTCAATGAGCGTTTCATCCGTATCGCCTAAGCGGTCACCCTCTAGCTCACGAGTGAAAAAAGTAAACGGCTTGTCACATTGAATAGAGACTTCCGTCTTGCCAACTCTAAAAAATTTATTTACTAATACAAATTCCATGTTTATTTGCCTCTCTTTTTATAAAATTTTGTTTCGCCAGGTTGGGCTAAATACTTGTCTCTTTCCTCCCTGGTCGGAAATGACATAATAAAATCACTTTTACCATCAAAATAATTGCCTTTTTGTTTAATTTTGACATTTAGGAAGGAGACACCATTCCTTTCTAACTTAACGTCACCATTTATTCTATAAACATCAACTATTGACAAAAGCACATATCCTGATTGAGTATTATTTACATAGAGGTCTTTTTCACCACTAGCAACATAACTAAAAATCCCTTTCTCTAGAAAAATAAATTTTTGCCACACTAACCGATTCCCAACATAACGCTCTACAATCTCATGCCCTCCGACATAGATTCCTTCTCTTGTAGCCATTTTATACCTCTACATCGTACACATCGTAAATTGTGTTAGGGTCTTTGGTTGAAAGTGCATCATATTGTTTTTTAGACCCATACCAATACTTCATTTGCTGATTCCCGTTTTGGTTAGTCAGTTTGTTTGCAACAATCTCTGGACCATTCAATCCAAGAGCCGAGCGATTAACACTCAAAACTCCAGAACTAGTAATAGTAATTGTTGAGTTATCTGGTCTTACGACTCCGTTTGAACCCGATGTTGCGGTTGGTGGAGTTGGGCTCACTCCATCTTTAAATGTTTCAACAGACACTTTTTTCAAACCACGACCATCATGAATCATGATAGTGTCCGAGTTATTGATCTGACTAGCCTGTGGCAAATCGGTTACTTTTCGCGTCTGTGCACTAATTGCTACCATCTTATACCTCCATTTTATATTTCCAATCTGCGACAATCATATGACCGTTTTCATCCGCAAGTAAGGTATTTTCTGTACCGTCTTCCGTCCGAATCGGAGCAGTGAAGTCGTTCTGTAAGAACATATACTCGATAGCATTTAGTCTATCTTCGTGCTCCTGGAACTCACGCTTCAAGTCCTCTACAGACTCATAGCTTGCTTGTTTGATGTTATCTACATTTCCTAGACCGACTTGGGATTTCGTTATCTTATGCGGATTATTATGATTAGTTGCGTGAGCGTCAAACTCTTGCTTACTAGCCTGTTCCACATTTGTCACGTTTCCCAATCCTATCTGCGCCTTTGTGACGCTATGAGGGTTATTATGATTGTCTAAGTGATGTTGAAAATCTTGCTTACTTGCTTGCTCAACATTCGTAACATTCCCTAGCCCCACTTGCTGCTTAGTGACATTGTGTGGATTGTTTTGGTTTTGGATGTGACCAGTAAGGTCTGATTGATTCGCTTTATTTGTTGTTTGGTTGCCGATAATCGTTTCAAGACCGTCGATGTCTGCAACCTTGTGACGGTGGGTTGCGTCGGCTTTCCCGTTCCATTTTGTGCGTTCCTCAACCGATACATGTCGTGATGTATCCTTGATATGATTGTCAATGCTATCTTGCAACTTAGTTTCTGTTGATTTCAACTCAGAAATAGAGGCATAGACCAAATTATTAGCATTGTATTGAATGGTAATCTGACTATTCTTGCTAATAGTTGTATTGAAATCATAATCTCGATATACATAAGCAGATGTTTTAGGTGGAATCACATCCCCCTGTTCTGCCCAAGTATACATGTACATGAATTCTTCGTGATTTCCACGTTTTGCAAATACACCGATTTCGTTCACAATCATTTCACGCTCAATCCGTGAGTTATCAAACCTCGCTGTGAGACGAATCGTGTCAGCTACATCAGTCGATAAGGACTGTGTCACTTGCAAAGAATGAACTATTTGAGCCACGTCATTCTTCTTGCCTCCGTCTATCTGATGCCGGCCACTACCCAAAGCAATACGAGTGAAGACCAATGGTTCTCGATTTTGAATTGCTAGGGCCGTTTCGCTGATTGCTTTATCGGTCACAATAGGCTGGATAAAATATCCCATTTATTTCCTCCTATTCAAATCGAACTGAACGAATATCTCTAAACGTGTGAGCACCGATATAAATCGCGTTCATCATCGGCGCTTCAACTGAAAATTGAATTCCTAAATGAGCAGGAATCAACTCACGCACATATTTTAAAAAACGGTTCAAATATCCAGTCGGCAGTTCTCCTAAAAATCGGATATGCACCGCTGAACCCTTGACCGTTACTAAGTTATTGACATTCGTAAAGCTCTTTGTAATTTTTTGTAAGCTCACTGAGTTAATTTTGATTTTGGAAGAAATTAAAGTGATTAGATAACGCCTTCGTTCTTCCAAGTCGGTCGTTTTCGGCTTTACCTGAAGGGCCTTTTCCCAACGTGTAATCCAGTCTTCGGTCGCTTCTGGCAACAACATCAACCGCCTGGTATCAAAGATTAAGTCTGTAATCAATTCCAGCTCTGGAATCTCGGTTTCAAACAAATCATTGATGGTTGGATCTAAGACCTCTGACAAAGCCGATAACATACGATATCTAACTTGTGACATTGATGGTTACCTCCGCTAATTTAGGAAGCATGTTGGTAGAAAGCTCAATACTTTGTTCCCTGTCATTCAACAAAATACGGTCCACATCTCGAACCCCATTGATTCTGTCAATGATTGTGGCAACTTTATAGTTTCGAACCTCTTTCTCTTCAAATGCTTCTTCACGTAAGTATTTGATAAGTTGAGTTTTCGCCTCGTTCTTGATTGTTTCAATATCTACATCTTCATCAATCTTGATAGTTGCAGTAATACGAACATCGTAGCCACTTACAGACTGAACAGTCACATAAGCACCAATCGGAGCCACACCTAATCCGTGGCCACTTGGTTCAGGGTCTAAGTAATTCTTGAACTTATTTACAAGTTCCGAACTAGCTTCGTTACCGTCAGCATCCGTAATAGATACACGAACCGTATTAGGACCTTTCCAAAGTGGTTCAATAAGTGCTGAACCAACACCAACAAACTCGCTGGCCCACTTCTTGTATTGGGCGATGTTCCCGTTTAAGGTCGGTGTTTTCAAATATTCAATGGTACGCTTACGTAGTTGCTTATCCGTCTCTTCGTCTTCTCCTACGACAATAACAGAGCCAATTTCTGCTCCTTTAAAGTCGCTCAATACATCAATGTTGATGAGTTGACCTCTTACATAATTAGGAGCACTACCGACTTGTTCAGCTACTACACTATACTCAAATCCAGAACGACGTTCTAAGACACGGAAATTATACTCACTATTAACCACGCTGAAACGGGTTCCGAGTGGGATTTCTTGTTTGAATTGAACCAATCGGACCGATGCCGTGGCTGGCAAGCGTTCAACTCCGAACTGCCTACATAATCGAGTTAGGAAGACTCCTGTACTCGTATCTAAAAAGTTGATTTCCTCATACGATTTTAAGACCGTATACTGAATGGCAACTTCTCGAGCTGCAGGCGCAACTAGATTGTACAAGACAGATCCTTGTCTTTTGTCATACTTATCATCAAACAAGGCCAGCATATCCTCTAAAATTTCTGGATATGTTTTTACCTTTATCATCGTTTCACCTCCAAATCCATCTCAAATGTTCCAAAATCACTATCAACCATGAACTGCACACAAAACTCATCTTTCTTTACCTTAGTAGAAAAAGAGTGAGCCTCATGAATCCTGTCATCTTCATACAAGGCTTCTTTTATGCGCCGTGCGATATCCATCTGGGCATAATCCATATCCCCACCAAATAAAGCGTCTAACTCAACACCGTAGCGATGATCATAAATCGTATAGATGAACCGTTCAGTCGTCAGCATACGTCTGATTGATTGCTTCAGAGCATGAATGCCATCTGTTTCTAGCAAGATATTGGTTTCATCTAGTGTTAAGCTAGGCTGTTTCTTAGCTTCGACAACATTTTTAGCGATATTTAAAAAGTTTGTTTTAGGAGTACTCATTCATCAGAACCCCCTTTCGCTTTGCGCTTGTAGTGGAAAATCTTCTTGTACAAGACATAATAAAACCCTCCACCATCTTGTCTGATGAGATGAAGGGTTTGACCTACATACTCAGGATCCAATGCCTCATCGGTCCATGTGACAGCAAGCATAGAATCGTCTAAAATCAACTCATTGGTCAATTGGATTTTGAGTGGAGAAACCGATAAAACTACACCAGTCGTTATCTTTGCGAACTGGCGATTTTCAATGAAATTACTAATCAATTTCTTTAGATTTTCTATTACTTCCATCTACTCACTTCCTGCCATGAATAATTTAATTTCCATCGTGTGCTTTTCTGCACTGAAGGAATGAGTTGCCTCTTCAATGACATACCATCCCTTCTTCTCAATATCCTTAACATCCACATAGACTGCATGGCCTGCTAAAAAGTCAATACTTCCAATATCAGCTTTTAGACTGAAAGTTTCTTTGGGACGGTTTTTCATCTTCAAGAGCATTTCGCCCCATTGCTTTATTTGCCCCTCAGTCGCTTTCTCATCCACTTTTTTCATGTACTGGAGTTTTCCCCAAGCGCCGATATTGTAGCTGTCCTGATAGATGTATACCTCTCTCTTTTTAGTTTCTTTGTTCTCTTGGATCAAGCGGACAATATTAGCGCTATCTTCAATCGAACCTTCAAACTCAAAGCTCGACATAAAGGATTCATTCCCGATAATGTACTGGATTGGTAAGTTTTTCGGAGTCGTTAGTGTCAACTCTCCGAACTTGTCATACAAAACCAGCAATTCTCCACTTTGCACCAAGGTCTCATCCATGGCCTCTTGGATAATATCCAGAGCCTTCTTATCTTCCTTCAATTGAGGGGATAAGGTTACGGCGGGGGCTTTTAGTTCCCCAATCTTCAAATCAAAATCTCCTGCGATTGCCGAGACGATTTGATTGACGTTCTTATCCCTGGCAACGAAGTTGATATTGCGTAACAAGTACTTTATCTGGTCGTGGAAGGTCAAGGTTGTTTTGGTATCTTTTTCGTACTTGATTTTTGTCAAATAACCAAAGAATACCTCTTTATCATCTAGCTTGAAAGCGAGTGGAGAACCATATTCAAAGGCTACTTTTGTAGAGTTGTACAAGGTAATCTCCACGCTCCAAGCTGACCCTTTTCTAGTTGTCTTGAATTCGACCTTATCAGACACAGTTGCTAAATCCCATGTATCTCCAGTTTTATTGTTCTGATAGAATAATTGCATCATGGTATCACAAACTCCTGTCCAGGATAAATCCAATGAGGATCTTTGATTTTGTCTTTGTTGGCTTCGTAAATTTCAGTATATCGGCTGCCGTCTCCATAAAAGGTCTGAGCAATCCCCCACAGTGTATCACCGCTAACAACCGTATGACTTTTTTGAGCAGGTTTCTCAGTCGTAGGGCTACGTTCTTCAGTAGCTTTCGCCTGCGGTTTCTTTTTAGTAGCCTCAAGTGCTTGCTTGTCTTTGATGGTGACCTTTCGTGGTTTGTGAGACCGATATTGTAAGAACTTAATCTTATAAATCAGGTCATCTTCATATCCCGTCTTGGTAGAGACATCAAACTGCTCCACTAGAAATTTCCCGTTAATAGCAGAACCAAAAGCACCCCCAATCATGAGTTGAATAGGAGTGCCTTCCGTCTTAAATTTACGAATAGAGGATACAAAGGATTCTGGAGAGACATGGCTATTCCGTTGGTAGTTTCCATCGTATCTTCCACTAGGAATAAAGGATTCAAACTCAATCGATTGAAGCTCTGGATTTCCGACAAGCGGAACGTTACCAGTATCGATGATAGCGACTGTCTCAATTCCTTGCTTGTCCTCCAGTTTGATTTCTTCTGGATTAACTGGCAATTTAATACCTTCAATAAATATAAACATCTGCTACCTCCTTCCTAGTAAGCCATGAGGCCGTCAGCGCCGTTATTCAAAGCGTCTACAATGGTTGCATTCAGATCATCCAATACGTTAGCATACTGGCCAGCGTTGTTAATGGAGTCAATATTGGTGACAATCTCTGGTTTCAAGGTAATAAAATTCTGTTGCCACTTCATGGTCGCAACGTCCTTAATTAACTTGATGTATTCATCGTCCAGTTTGATTTCATCTTCAATCTTGCCGACTTTGTCTAATTTACCACCTGTAGGATTGTGACCACCGCCTTTTCCTCCGTCGCCTTGTCCAGGTACTGAACTTGCTGGGCTCAGTTCATAAGGTGTCTTTCCTTGGTCGCCCAAGAAATTGTTTCCTGCACCGTTGGCATCGCCAGCTCCTTTGAAGAAACCACCAACAGCCTTGTCAATACCTTGGCCGAATTTATAGCCGTTATTAAAGGCCTCACCGACGCTACCAAATTCAAGATACCCCAGTTGTGGAGCGTCAAGGTGTGGAGTACTTAAGCTGGCCTTATGTTGTTTCAGACCATCTGCCAGGTGCAAACCTTCAAAGGTTTTCTTGACTGGTTTTTCCATGCTGTCAATGGCGTTAGCGATATCACCGGCAAAATTCGTCCGACCGAGAGAAACTGTTCCAACAGCGCTCAGATTTAGACCAAATCCATTCAAGAATCCAATCATCTTATTAAAGCCACCAAGAACAGAGTTAATCATGCCCTCGACTGCACCAATAACACTATTAACCATACTATCTACAAATCCAGCGATAGCGACCGCCATCCCTCTACCACCTTGGGCAATATCATACCAAGCGCTCTGGCAAAAGAATACCATCTCATTCCAGAGGTTAATAGCTCCCGTAACGAACCAGTCGATAAAATCCAAAATGCCTATCAAAATAGTTAAGATAGCCTGATAGAGGAACATCCAGAATGCTATTGCGGTATTCACATACCAAAAAACACCCTGTAGCATCATATTAATCACCCAGATAGCTACATTGACGAGGCCAATAAGTATATCCCAAATTACCATTCCAAGGGCAAATATCGCTCCCATGATAATTCCTGTAGCTGATACGGCTGCACCAGTAAGATTGTTAAACCATGTAACTAAGGCATAAAAGAGACCAATAAGGATAATGACTGCCATGACAATCAACATGATTGGGTTCATTGCCATCACTGCATTAAAACCAGCCATTGCTGTTTTAGCAGCGTTGGTAGCGATACTAAATAGTTTAGTGGCGATTTCTGCTGCATTCATGGCAACTACATAAGTCCCTATAGCGATTGCTACGGCAATAATAATCGGTTGAATCATAGACCAGTTATCGATGACAAATTGAGCAATAGGGGCTAACATATTCAAAACAGCCCCAATCATATCCATAGCAAAGATAGCCGCTTGAACGACATATTGAAGTACCGTGGCTACAATCTGGGCAAACTGTTGAAAGGCGGACGAGTTCACTATCTGATTAATCTTAATCGATATCGGCTCAAGCGCCTTAGTCACAAAGTTCAGGAAGTTCTGCCATGCCCTGCCCCATGTTAGAGGCATATTGCGAAACTGTTTGTCAATCGTATCGCTTGCTTCCAGCATAGCAGTTTTGACAATGTCGGCCGTAATCTTCCCGTCTGCTCCAAGTTTCTTAACCTCGCCACGGCTAACGCCTAACTTGTTTGCAATAGCTTGGATTAATGCTGGTGAAGTCTCAGCAAGGGAACGCAACTCGTCACCCTGCAACTTACCACTAGCCATAGCCTGAGTAAGCTGAAGCATGGCGCTTTTTTGTTCTTCAATGCTTGCGCCACCAACAACAAAGGATTTGTTCATAGTTTCCAAAAAGGCAATTGTTTCGCCGTTGTTTTGGAAAACATCGCCAGCTTGCATCCTCATCTTAGCGACACCGTTCGCCATGGTTGTATAGGCCGAGCCTGTACGTTGTGCGGATGTATAGATAGACTTTTGCAGCTCCTCTGTCGTCTGCGTACCGTCACGAATCATATCTAAACGAGCGTGCATATTGGCATACTCGTCTGACATATTTATAGCTTGTTTGGCAGTTTTAACGACTGCAATACTAGCTAAAGCAGTCTTCAATAGACCTTTCAAAGATCCTAACTTACTTAATTTGTTAGAAGCATGGTTCGAAGCATTCCCTAAATCTCTTAGAGCCAGCTCTTCTTTTTTTAGTCCTGCAGCTGCTAAAGTTGCACTGCTTATAAATCTACCGTTGATATCAATGACTCGCCCAGCTTTATTGACAAAATATTGGCCAGAATCACCAGCTTTTTTCATAGCGGATTCTTGAGCCTTCATGGCTTTATCTATGCCAGAACCTGCATTTTTGACACGTTCCATAGTCGCATAGATTTTATTTAAAGTGCCTGTGACTCTATCGGTCAAAGACATGGTTGTTTGTATATTTGCCAATAGAATCACCTCACTTCTTCATTCTTTTACGTTGTTTCGCCTCTTCGTGCATGACTGCAGCGAAAAAGGCTTTTTCTTCTACATCCATATTCACAAATTCACTAGGGCGAATGTAATAGTTTACGAGGGCGAAGTAGGCAAGTTGTGCCTCCGCGTCCTCTTTTATTAGTTTTTTGCCTCGTCAACCTTGTCTTGGAATGTTTGGTTAATACCGCTGAGTTCGGTCACAGCTTCCAAAATCAAGGCGCTTTCGCCCCAATTGAACATGGTACCGAATAACTCAGAAGCTCCCATTGTTCCATAAGAATCTTGCAATTCTTTATCGTTAAGGTCAGGAACCACGATAGACGCAATACAGATTTCACGGTTATACTTAACACCGTCAAAGACACGCTCTTGGCGTCCGTTACGACCAGGCTTGTTGACAAAGCAACGGTCATTGATTAAGTCCGCTTCACGAGCGCTCAACACTCGAATTTTAACTGGTTCCTCAAAAGAAGGAAGCAAGACATCCTTAGTCTCTTCCCCTTTTTTGTTTTGTTTCAAAAACGCTTGTAATCCACTCACCACTATTTCCTCCTTGTGTTAGTATGTAATTTCTTGGAATTCTGATAAGATATCAAAATCTTGGAATGTGAAGTCCGTTTCTTCATCAATGACCTCATCCGCTGATCCATCTAGTTTAAAGATAAGCGACTCTTTGAACAGAACACCTTTCAAAACAATTGTGTAACGGCCTGCACGAGATGTGCGGTCTTCGTTGGTACACTTAATATCGATACGAGGCAACAAGCCGTTTTTAACGTATTCCAAAGCCATCTTCTTCAATTCAGGACGATGGTAATACATCTTCACAGTTCCTGTACCTTCTGCACCGACAATCTTACCACCCTTCATACGAGAGTTTAGAGGGGTCACATCAGCTTTTGTGTATTCAATTTTAGCTTCTAGAGAGATAAGTTCTGCTAGTTCGTACTGCTTGTCATTGATTGTAAAGAAGACCGTTCCTTCCTTAGCGGACAAAGCATCTAATTGGTTCATAATAGCCATTAGCTAGTTTCTCCTTTCTTAATCACAGATAACCGTCATGTACAAGATTTCCATAGCGTCCGTCAAGACAACTGGCAAGTTAACCACAACTGATTCTTTAGTGATACCTTGTGAAATCTCAATATCTTTAGCTTGGTACTCCAAGGCTTGCTTTTGAGCAAGTGGGTCAAGGACCATTGTGATGATTCGCTGTTTAAACAACTCACGGCCATTCACGTTGTTTGGTACTTTACCAATGAAGTAATTCTCAAAGATATACTTGACATTAGCATTGATATTATCCATGGTGCGGACCAGTTTGTTCTTACCAAAAATACGACTGTGTTCTGCCGTATAGCTAGTAAATGAGTTTACATCTGACAGGATAATAACTTTTTCGTTTCGATAAGCAAAGATAAGCTGACCTTTATTGATGAGCTTTTCAGCCTCTGCTTCGTTCTTACGCTCACAGTCGATAGCGCCTGGATAAGACTTGAATGTATTGGATTGCAAGCCAGCCCCTGCGTACTTACCAGCTACGAAGTATACACAGTCCTTAGCGCTTAGTTTCGTACCATCGCTCAATGTAACCCCGTTACCCACTGATACAACACCTTCATCGTCAGCGTCCGTGTAATCATTCAATACTGCAATAACTGAACGACCAGCGTCACGCCATTTCTTTATATGAGCCGTCACAAGTGCTTTTGTTGCACTTTCATCTGTACCCAGAGCCAAGACACGGAAGTCTTGAGTATCGAGTGCATTTAGGAAATCTTCAACCTCTGAATTAGTTGTAGCTCCATCGGTACCACCTTCAAGCAAGATTGTTTTATCTTCTGTTGTTAAAGTACCCGTTACATTCACATAGTCATTCTTAAATGGCAAGGCTGTGATGATTTGTTTATCAACTTCTTTTCCAAAGAAAACAGTTGTTACTTCAAAGCCAGTCTCAACTTGCTTCTTGAAGATAACATGAATATGGTTACCAGCTAATCCTTTGTATTTAGCGGTAACGACCATATCGTTTTCTGTTTTCGTTGCCTGTACCCCAGTGTTGTTCACACCATTATAAACAAGGACCTTGCCGGTTCCTTTCAAGGCTTCACGAATTGAAAGAAGTTCATCAATCGGTTTACCAAATAGGCGACGGAAGTTGCTTGTACCATCAACAAGTGTGAAGGCACCAGGTTCTCCCCAAGAGCCAGCAATCATAACTGCTGCAATCGTATTGTCTTCCAAAGGAATAATCACATCATCTCTTGATACAAAATTGATGTAGGCCTTTGGAACTCGTTTATTTTGTACTGTCCATTGTGCCATTAGTTAGCCACACCCTTTCTCCAGCCTTCTAAAATGTGTCTTACTTCTGCTAGTGAGTATGACTGGTCATCTTCCAGCAAAATGTTTAACAAAGTGGCATCATCTTCAAAATACTTGAGTAATGCCTCTTTACCAAATTTATCTTCAGTGGTTGTCACCACTGGTTCGGTTACATAACCTACTTCTTCATTCATTTCCATGAGAAGTTTCACCTATCCTTTCTAATATTTGCATTGTCGGTTCTTCTTCAACCCATCGTACGTATCGAGTGATTGTAAATGTGCATATCAAGTCATTAGCATTGTATTCCACCTTCAAATCATTGATAGGGTACTTATCCCCCAAATAACGAAAAGAAGGCGAATTAAACACCATTTCAATCTCTTCGAACTTTTGATATAAGTCTGTTGTTTTTTCGGTGTAGTAATGCAGCAAGACAATAAAAACCTGCTTATCGTTTTGGTTGGCCAACCGCTTCCGAGTCACAGGCTTCACATCTAGAATAAAACAAGGTGTTTTCAATCCTTGCTGGATTTGTTCATCATACACCTTGCACCCAAACACATCCTTGAGTTGCTTGATGACGAGTGGTCTAATACTATAATCCACCTAGTTCCTCCTTTAGCCTCTCTTCGATTTGTTGCGTGATTTGTGGGATTTTCTGTTTAATTTGTTCCTCTGTCAGCCTCATCATGAAGCGCCCTTCTACCCAAGGATTGACCAAACGCTTACCAATCGCAGGGACATAACGTCCCACTTGTTGGCGGTGTCCACTTTCAACAAAAGAAGCATACTCCATAGGGTTAAATGCGATAACCTCGTACACATTCCCATTTTTGCTTACTTCCATCTTCCACGATTGATTTAACTTACCTGTTAGGCCCTTCGGTGTTCGTTCCTTAACCTCTTTCAAAAAGGCTAGGCCGATATCTTTAGCAGCCTGCATAAACTCAGAATCAATGATTGCCTGAGCTCGTTCGAGTCGTTTCAAGAACTCTTGAACATCACTATCATCATAGCCACTCATGCCGTCTCACCACAATTTCTTGATGCGTGACATAAACCATCGGGTCTTCACTAGTCAGGTATTTAACACCGTCCACAATCAATTTACTACCAGCCTTGATAGCAAATTTAGGCGAACAGAAAATCTTGTGTTCTGTCTTGAGTTGGTGCGCTTCGTTCTGTTCCGTATTCATTAAGTTACGAACAGAGAGACGACAGGGAACTTTCTCGTAGATTTCTTTGAACTCTACAAAGTCAGCTCCGTTTGGTTTCGTACCCTCGACAGTAGCAAACACATCCATCTTTTTATCATAGGTCCATTCAATACTTGGTCTTGCCTGAGATAAGACATCATTGATATTCATCCTACCACCTCAACTTTCTGAACCGCTGTAGTTGACTGGTAAAGTCCAGCAATACACTTTCAGCACGTCTGGAAAGGTCTGACTTAGCCAATTCGACACGAGTATCTCCAACAGAAATATTCTTGCCCTGGACAGCTTGGTCAGGATTACAAACAACATAAACCATCTGAATGGCCACAAATCGCAACTCTAAAGGAAAATCCTCACGATTACAGTAGTTAAGAATGTTCTGCATGACTTCATCGACCACTAACTCTTCTGGATAGCATGAATAACGTTGTTCATACAAGTCAATCAAGACTTGTCTAGCATCTTCATTATGCTTTTGGATTTCTTCAAATGTCATCTTCTCCATCAGCAGAACCTCTCTTTCTACTTATCGTCCTTAGCGGATTTCTTAGCTAATTTGTCAAGCTCTGCTAGAGCCTTATCACGTTCAGCTAGAGCTTGGTCACGTTCAGCAACTACTGCTCTGTACTCTTGAATGGTGTAAGTGCGTCCGCCTGTAGCTGGTTCTACTACTACGTACTCACCGTCCTCAACTTCTACAACATCGTAACCATCTTCCAGGAAGGTTACTTTTTCCAACTCGTCAATGTTGAGGACACGGTTATCCTTTTTTACTGTTAACATTTTCTATCCTCCTTTTAAGGTGCGACGACAAATGCTAGGCCTTCGTGCTTAGTCTTGAATAGCAATACATCATCGTAAGATTGTTCGTAGTACAAGTAGTTACCACTTGAAGAAGCACTTGGTGCGTCAAGTCCTACAAATTCATATTTTTGTGGCGCTGCCATACATGGAATATGAATCAAGAAGAAATGGATTTGTTTAGCAGTTGGGTCAACCTTAGCGCCATTTGTAAAGTTGTACACGGTCTTCATGCGATCAGATGGAATAGATGGTTCAATCGTCACATCGTCCAAACGACCGATAGAACGGTCAATCACTGTACCTTGCCCGTGGATATTGACTGTACGACCAAATTGTTTGATGTTCTTGATCATGCGTTTAACTGCTGGTGTACAGAAAATAACACGACCTTCTGCTGGTACTCCAGCTTCGTCCATTTGTTCCATCAACTCATCAAATGTTACGAGGAAGTTTTCCTCAGTCAAATTCAATGACTTAATTTGTTTACTTTCTGTATCAAGTGCTTTCTTACGGGAGAACAATTTAGATACCATGAATTTATCCATTTCTGGAACTTTTTCAGTATCGTTGAATGTTTTAGTGATGTTGGCAATGGAAGTAACATAGTTAGTTTCATCAACATCTGATGGGTCTACTAGTGTTGACCAGTAACGCTCATTAGTCAATGTGTATGTTTCCCATTGGTTTTCATAGTTAGCGTCAATATCAGTAACTGTACGACGTGTACGGTCTTTACGCCCTTCCTTAATCAAAAGACGTGGTACTTTTACTTCTTTAGCCCCTGTAAACTTCAAAAGTGAGTTTGAAGGAGAGTTCCATAGTTTTTGAGTGAATAACAGTCCGTTTTCACTGTAGCGTTTTTGCAAACCTTGTTGGTAAGCCTGTGCATAGTTCAATGTTGCTGGCATATCTGTTCCTCTTTTCTATTTTTTGATTATAGATCTGACGTAAACGCATTAATCATCTGCGTTGTCAGGTCGTTAGCAACTGTTTCTTCTTGTGTTGTCCCTTGTGGCTTAGCACCAGCGATATGTGGTTCTACAGCCTTTTCTGGAGCAAATAAAAAGCCTTTAGATTCCTTCAAAGCCGTCAACTGTTCATCTAATCCAGTCACCGCTCCGTTGTCACCTAATCCCAATTTAGACTTATCTAGTAGACTAGACACGATTCCAGCGTCATGAACCTGACCGCTCAATTGCATTTCAATAGCATGGTCTAGTTGCATTGTCTTGAGTTGTTGTTCATGTTCCTTTTGTTGTGTCTTGTACTTGCTGTCCAAGTCTGAGTATTTTTGTTGTAGGTCAGCATTGCCCTCAGCGTCTTGTTTGAGCTGTTTCATGTCCTTATCACGCTCTTTCAACTGGTCTTGCAAGCCCTTGGCATTATCTTCTGCAGCAGACACCTTCGCTTGTAAGTCCTGTGTTGATTTCCCGTGTTCAGACATAACTGCTTCAACTTGTTCTTCAGTCAATCCTAACTGTTCCAAAAATTTACGATTCATTTCTTTTCCTCCTGTACGTTTGTTTAACGTGGCAACGACCACGACATTTTGGTAAAGTAAAAAAGCCTTTTAACGCCATGCTCAGGGCGATTGTTTATAATCTTTCCTAGTTGTATAATAGACAAAAGGAGGTGAGATTATGAAAAAATCTGAATTGGAAACTTTAATTTCTAAGAAAAGCCAAGAAATTTTCGCTCAAATGGCTAAAGAAATAAAAGAAAATTATATTGATAATCCTGATAAGTCAAAATCCGATGAATTTGCTTATCTCCAACTAGATTATCCAATTGAAGTTTCCAAACGTCTAATATATAGCGTATTGTCAGAAGTTCTTACTATCGATTAGTTCATTAATTGAATTATGTAAGTTTCTGATTTTTCGCTGTTCTTCTATGTGTAGCACTAGCTTTGTTGTAATGACGGTTACAGCAATTGTTAGTGCTATTTTTGTATACATCTTCAAAGTAATACCTCCAACATATAAATTTAACCGTACGGGATTCCATACGGTTAGAGCTTAATTAAATAAATAGTAGTCTAAAGGTTTCTCGTCCTTTAGGTGTAATCAGAGTCTGTGTGCCAGACCATTGTGTTTTTTCGTTGAGTGTTTCCTTGACCTCAAACAAGCCATCGTTTTTATTGGCTGTTGGTTGGAGCTTACCTTTCTTATCTCGGTAGATGTATTTTTTCTCCAGCAAGAAGTCAATAAACTTACGTTCTTTGATTTTTAATTGTTTGGCTGTTTCTCTGAAGCTGGTCAGTAAGTTTCTATCTACTAGTTCATCGAAATAGTCTGCTTTCGGTTTCATTATGGTATTTTCAACGGAAAGTACAGCTTTTTCAGCTTCCAAGTTTTTAATGACTGCTTCTTTTTCTTTCAGTTGATTACCAGCCATAAGGAGCAAGTCTGCTAAGGCTTGTTTGTCGTGTGTGATATTATAGGCCACTTGGTCGGTCATATAAGCGCCATGCTTACGAATAGAGGGCAGAACCTCGCTAGTGACCCAATCAGCAAATTTCTCTGCTTCTGGTTTGCGAGATTGAAAAACAAGTTTATAGAAATTCGCTTCGTTGATGAAGTTGGCTTGTTGGACTCCTCCATTTGTAAGGATGTCACTACTAGTTACACCCTTTGGATTAAGTCTTTCTAGTGTTTTTCGTGGATTGCTTAAATCCAGAATTTGACAACAATCATTCAAATTAAAGAATGGCTCGCCTTTAATTTCTACTGTTCTTACTTCTCCGAATTGTTCATTTTTAAAAATTTGTAGTTCCATTTTTAGACCCCTTTAATATAATTATCAATAATAGTACGATGCTCATCTTTAAGACTATCCAGCCTGTACATGATAAGATTCAATACAGCGAATTGTGAGCTATGTTGAGCAATAAATTCATATAAGTCACACTGACTATCCCAATCTGGCTCTTTTGCTAGCCAATCGTGAATCAAATCCATACTCTCACGGATTTCTTCAACATAGTTCAATAAATCTTCGTAACTGTCTAAAAGTTCAATTTTTGCCATAATAAAAACACTCCTTCGTGTATCTTGAAAAGAGCGTCCCAGCATGATATAATATTTCATGCAGAAACACTTCTGTGGTGATAGCTTAGAACCATCTGATTGGCGTTAGTGGGTTCTAGGCTATTTTTGTTTATTTAATTCTTGATATAACTTGTCAATACCCTTTCGGATAACACTAGATTTCGTGCTATCCGTTTTTTTTGCAATTTCTTCAAGTTTATCAACCGTTTCGTCGTCAACTCGAACTCGCAACATGGTATTTTTAGGCTTATCTTTGAATTGTTCTTTTCGTGCAAGCAATTTGCTCACCTCCTTTTTGTTGCTACAATGTCAGTATATAACTTTGTAGCAACAAAGTCAAGAGGTTTTTTGAAAAAAATTAAAAATAAGAAAAGCACTTAGATTTCTCTAGGTGCTTTTGATAGTTAATAAGCAAATTCAAGTTTTGATTTTATATCTTGATAAAGTTTTAAGATTTCAGGAGGAGTATCTTCACGGAAGATAAATTGTTTCTTTCCTGAAATAGTTTTATCTCCAACGATCCAGTGACGGATTTGTTTTGTAAAAATCAAAACTTCTTTGCTAGGCATAGCCATTACTTCCATGATAGAACCTCAACACTGTTTTCGCTTGCCTCTTGAACCAGCAATCTACAAAATCACTAGTTCTTTCCCATCTACATTAGAAACTCCATCAAATAAAACAGAAAGAACATTACGTGAATTTTTTCCAGAAGTCATCGCAACAAGAGCGTCTGTATATACATGACCGTCAACGGAAATTTTAGAATTATTCTTAAAATCATCAGGAAGATTTTCTTCCAAAGTCAATACCAACCTACGACCAAATTTTTTAGAACTTAAGATTTTCATTTGTTAACCTCTCGACTTCTTTTTCATAGTATTTTATGTCCTTTCGGACGCTATCGATTTCTATTTTAGGGAGTTTATATCGTTCTCGTTCTTCAATCGACTTTCTCTTGGCATTCAATTCATTTATCGCAACACTTAAAGCTGTACCATCATTTTCATTTCTTAAATATTGTTCAGCATGCTCCAACTCCTCAATGAGCGCAGATATGGAAATTTCGTCTCTCTTTAAAATTGTATATGGATCTAAAGTAATTGCTTCTGCTTTTTTCTCATCAAGGTATTCAATAGCATCTTCATCGCTAATAAATACTCCGCCCCTCTTTCTAAATTTCCTAGACAAACGATTTATCTGTTCCTGAGAGGCTTTTGACATTTTGGACTGATCAATTACTTTTTTACGATACATACCTTCCATACCCTGATTATACACCTTTTCTCCGTCTTTCGCAAACAGTTTTTCTTTAATCGCTTCCCCTTCACGCTCCCAACTTGCAAAGATTTCGTCCAGAGAACGTTGCTCTTTTGCCATTTTCACAGGGGCGTTATTTAGTAATATGTCGAGATATGGACTAATCTGTTCTGCTTCTTCTGTCCTGTCAGTCTTGTCAGTCTTGCCTTTCTTATCAGACTTAACTGCAGGCCTGATAGTGGAACGACAGCGAACATGGAAAGGCGGTGCGGTTCGACCTGGTTCATATTCCTTAACAGAATGAACCTCGTGATTTTCTAACCTGCAAATCTCACTTGTACGACTGTCTAATACCGCTACGATTTCGTAATGGTCGCCACCTAATTCCTTGATAGTATCTAGCGTCGCGAGGTTATTATAAAAGGTCGTCTCAGTCCTGACAAGCGTATCTGCTCGATGATAGGCAACCCCTGTGCGTTCAGAAAGAGCTCTAGCCATTCTATCAATAGACCAACCGCCTGTTAGGCCTTTATTGATTGTATCACTGATAGATTTATAAACAACTGCATCGTGTCCCCACACATTTGTTGAGAATGTTTTACCACTCCAGTTACTAGCCATCTTATGCTTAACTGCATCTACACCTAATATTGGTTTCTCGATGATTCCAAAATGAGCCAAGTTCTTAGCTTGATGGATTTTACCTTTGATGTAGACGTCGCTCAGAGCCTCTGTGACTTTGTCATGTATGCCCTCTGGCTTTCCGTATAGCTCAGCCGTCAGACGCTCAATCTCGGCAAGCAAAGCCTCCTTGCGACTGATACGATGGCGATAGCTCAAAGCGTCCAACAAAGGTGTCGGTGTGTCAGGATTTAAAGTCATCTCACGGAATCGTTCAAGAGTTACATGCTTAAACTCTCTACGCTCTTTATCTGTCAGATATTGCTTGGCCTCTGCATGAGTCATTTTATTATCAACTGCATATCTAGCATAAAACTTCTCAATCTCAGAAACCAGCTGGTGTTTATAGTCTGCTAAGGATTGACCAATCTGTGACATGTACCTATCAGCTACTATCTGAGCATTGTGTTCCTGTTGTAAAGCGCGCTCAGTCCAGTACTCATCTATCTTTTTCTTGTTCTCGGTCGTCATGATCTTCATCTACCTTTTTGAAATTAGTCTGAGAGTATGGATCTTGTCCTTGTTCCTGTTGTTCTTTCAATCGTTTCTCAACCTCTGGTTGATACCATGGATGTTGTTCACGAATGCTTAGATCGTCTAAGATACCGATTGAGTTCACACAATCTTGAATGGCTTCAGACTCATTTGAAATGATGTCACGGTTAAAGACATAAGTAAATTTAGATGAATCAAACGCTATTCCTTTGTTAGCTGCATACTGTTCTACAAACCAAAGGAATTGCTTGATACCTTTTTGGAACTCGTTTTCTAGCTCATTACAGTCCAAATCAAGGTCTGTATAGCGCCATTTAAGAGCCTGACCACTTGCATTGCCTAGATTATCATCTTGGGTATCAATGGCTCGTGCAGCCTCATACAAGAACTTACGAGAGCGTTCAATATCTGCTTCAACTCCGCTAGTATCATTGTCTGCTTGCAGGGTATCTACACCACCATCACTAGAAACCTTGATAGAGCGGAACTTATTCAGATTATTCATGAACTCGCCCAAGTCTGCGCCCTGATAGTTTTTCAAAACATAAATCAACTTCGGCATATCTGCCAACATATCTGCGTTAGTAGACATTTGAAGTTGAATATTATCAATCAGAGACTTGGTTTGGACTAAAAGACCGTCCTCATACTCGTTGTAACGGAATGGAATCAGAGGGACTTTCTCCCAGGTGTAAGGGATCCGTGTACCGTCTGCGTTGACATAGTAAAAATTCCCCTTGGTCTCTTTAGAAAGTGGATTGAGTTCGAGGTGTGAACCTGTCCAGATATAATCTGTAATCCCTTGTTCGTCGTAGTATTCTACAAAGGTTTTAGTCTTCTTTACTCCACTTTCGTAGACTGCCTGTTTGTAGACACGTACAAAGGCAGATAGTTCCAAATGACGCTCGTCTTTCCAAAAAGGGATAATCTGTTCACTTGGGATTTTAAACAAGCGTAGACGGCCATTCTCGTCGTAATAAGGCAAACCATAAGATATCCCTTTCATCACTGCTTCCTTGCCGAGTGACTTAATCGTAGATAAAAGATCCTCGTCAAACACGCTGTCTAAAAAGTCTTGTGATTCTTCTCCTTCAAGAGAGATTGTTGGTTTTTTAGAAAATAAATAACCGACCTTCTGGTCTACCAGCTTCTTAAACAAACCCAATTCAATCCTTGAATTCGTCCGCCAATCCACATCTACTTTCTTATTTCGAATATCCGTGCGATTTCGATAGTAGTTGTAAGCCTCTTTCATCGTGCTTACTTTCTCAGAATTTTGGTGTTCTTTTATCTCAATCTCTAGTATTTCATTTTGGGTTGTATTCTTAATCAACAACCGCCTGATTAACCATTTAAACCAATTACTCAACATTTCTCCTTCTCCTACCAGAATGATATTCCTGGCTGTCTCATATCGTCTTCAAACGCATATCTTGTAGCGTCGATTGTGTGGTCGTTTACTTCTTCTAGCTTGGGTTTGGGATTTCCATCACGGTCAACTGCATAGTCCGCACTTTCGAATTCTCGTGCAATATTCGGTGTGCGTTCTGGATCTATCACAATTGCATCCAAATCATCCAACCAGCGTTCTCCATACTCACGACTATCAGGACCTTTCTTAGCACCTTGAACAAGCGGAATATTCAGCTGCAGTTTTAACTCATCAATCGACTTAGGTTCTGCGCTATCACAGGTTATCATCTGAGATTGATAACCTTTCTCACGGATTCTTTCAGCCAATTCACGGTTGCTAATCTTCACGCCATAAATCTCATCAATAGCATAGATAACACGTTTTTTCTTGTCGTAATGCCATCTTACAAAGGCCAGAGGATCATTAGCATAACCGAAGTCATTGCCTTGCCGAATGTTATCGAACCTTGCTATCTCCTCGTCTGTAATCTTGCGGAACACTAGATTTTCAAACGGTGTCACACCCGAACCGATAGCCTCGCCCAGATACTCCCAACGGTAACGCTTCTCAGAGCGCTCTCTCGTAGCCTCTGCTTCTTCTATAAAGGCTTGGGATATATATGGGTTATCCAAATAAGTCGAATGGTGTACGTGGGTGTTTGGAGGCTGTATAACGCTCTCGTATTTTTTATTTACCCAAGACTGTTTTCTTTTTGGTGGGTTGTAAGAGTAAAAGAACTTATAAAAAAGACCATCAGCCAATTCTCCACGTAAAAGGGAGTTGGTGATTGTCTTTACTTCATCTTCAGTTTTAAATTCAGCTAACTCCTCAATCCAGCCAATCGCAAACGGAAAGCGACTGTCTTTCAAGGATTTAATACGCTCTGGATCTTGTGCACCACGGAAGATAATATAATTCCCTCTTGGGATATAGGTTATTTTCAAAGGGGACTTATTAATCTTAAATAAATGACTAACCCCTTGCTCACTAATCGCCCATTTCAATTGTTCATAGACCGATTGTTCTAAGGTATTATCCGTCTTACGAATACATACCGCGTTGACTGGATAGCGCATAACCAGTTGAATGATAGTGTGGCCTAGGTCGCTGGATTTGCCAGAACCACGCCCACCCTTTTCAACCACATGTAAGATTTTAGGGTCAAATGCTGCACGCCACATAGAATAAAAAGCCTTTGGGATAAATTCGCTCATTCTACGCTTCATCGCCAACTCCTATATCATCAACAAATTGAACAGCCGAAGACATCTCGATTTCTTTTCTCTCTAAATAAGCCCCGTTCACTCTGAATATGTGGTCTAGAGACCGCTGTCTTTCTTCAATCGTTGGAGTAAATTCATAAGTCGTTTCCGACACCTTTACACCTTCTTCATTCTTTACAGTTTTTTTAGAATACCCTTTTTGAGTTTCCCCTCTAGCTATACTAGCAGAGATTGCCAAGGCTTCTACGATTGACATTGAACGTTCATCAAAAAGCTCCTCTGTACGTTTTTTAATGTATTCAGAAATGTCAACTTTTGTCAACAATCTCTGTCCTATAGACCTCGCTGTTTTATCAGAATACCCTGCTTTTATTGCAGCTTGTGTTGCGTTTCTGCTGATGATGTACTCATCTGCGAATCGTCTTTGTCTTTCATTCAATTTTCCATCACCACCTTTCGACAAAATAAAAAGCCACACGATGTGTGACCTTCTTGCAAGTAGACTACAACCTTGCGTGTTAATTAGAAATCAATTTTCTGATTTATTTTTTGTAGTCTTTAACGGCGATGCCCGGAATCGAACCGAAAAGCTTGAAAAACATAGGAGAGAAAATCACTTTACGCCTGTCACCGCCAAAACGAGGCCGAAACCTCGAAAAAATATAATAAAATATAAAGGAGACATCAATGAACGAAATAGAGGGAGGGACTCGAACCCTCAACGCCTTTACGACACCCTGATTTCAGGTACCTCTCTTTTCAATTCTTGACACTACCATTCTAACAGATTATCGTTACAGTGCACATCAAGATTATTTTGATTAACACATATTCTCAAGATATTCTCAAGATAACTCAAGATAACTCAAGAAATTCCAAATTATTCCAAAATTACCTCCAGCTCTTCAATAGCAACCTTACGCATGCTGTAATACGAGCTCTTGCTGATTGATAACTTATCACAAATATCCTCAATATACGTTTTAGTAATATATGTCATTCTCAAAATTGTCCGATGCTTCGGATTTGTTAACTTATTGATCATTCTACCTAATTCAAGCTTCCTGTCAATAACTTCCTTGGTGTCCTGTTCTATAGCCTCTTTCATCACTACCAACTGAGTATAGACATCATCAACTTTTCTAGTCTGTCCACCTCGGACTTTGACATCTGACCACTTAGGACTTGAGAGCAAACCTGCCTCAAGCTCATTGATTTCATCTATACGGCTTTGGATGTCCATGTCAAGGTCTTGTAATTCTTTCAATAGCTCTTTAGCCTTGTTCACTCTCTATCTCCTTTGTGATATAATAGTCTTTGCGAGAACTATTAGCTGAGGCAGAGAGTGCCTTGGCTTTTTTATTTTATTCTTTATTCGTAATCACACTACCTGCACCGTTAACAGTGACCCAGCCACCACGTTGACCCAACTCAATCCCAAATTGGGACTGAGTTTTTCTATCAAGTAACTTTTTATCCTCCTAAGCTACATCTTCACGTTCAATCAACGGCAGAATGCCATTGTCTTTTAAAATTTCATACAAGAATAGTCTGCCTTTTTGCGTCCAAGTTGTTGTCATATTCATTTTATTTTGGCCGTCTTTACCCTGATAGTCAAATGTGGCGCTGTCTGTGTAATTTTGACCCATGTATTTCTTATACAAAATCCATTGTCCATTTACATTGCGCTGGATTCCTAGTTCATGTAAGATTTTATTGAACATTTTAGCGCTCATGCCATAATCAGCTGCAATCTGTGTTACTCGGACTGAGCCTTTGCTTTCAATGATGATATCAAGGTAGCGAGCTTGTTTCTGTGCTTCAGCTAGTTCTAACTCAAGTTGCTCAATCTGGCCACTCATCAATTTCATTTGACCGTCAGCCCACTTCAAAGAGCGTGCCATCTGGATAACTGGGTTATTAAATTCTTTTTCAACTTGGATGAAATACTGGCGGACTTCTTTGCCTTTGTCGGTTCGTTGAATCATGGCAATTTCCTTAGCCATGTCTAATTTAATAATATGGTCAGCTGCTCTGCGTCCTCCTGTACTTTCCGACAAAAATGTCGAAAAGTCTTCGTTTTCTGTAAATCCGTATTCAGCCATACGTGGAAACCATTTGTCGTATGATGTTTTAACTCCCAATGCTTCATGCAATTGACGACCAGATACAACTGGTTCTTGTTGTTCGTTGACTGTGATTGTAATTAAATTGTTCATTTTGTTTCCTCTTCTTCTGTAAAAAAGTTAATAATAAAATTGATTAGATCATTGGCAAAAACTGCCATAAAAGTTGCCTGAACATCAAAGAATACTCTCGCCTGTTCCTCTGGAAAATGTTTTCTGACGATTGCAGCTATAAGTGCGTCCCACTTTTCTAACTCCTCAGTCCTTGCTTCTGACCTAAATGCCATATGTAATTCGTTGATAAAATCTTGATTTTCCATGATTCTCTGTACACAAAAAGCGTACCCTTTCTATAAAAACTGTTGCATGAATAAGGGTACGCATGGTATACTATATGCGTATCCTATTCATTATGAGTGGGTGCGAGGTTGCACGAAGTAATCGCTTTGGTCGGTGGAATACTTCGTGCTTTTTTTATTCCTCTAATGATGTGTTAAGCAACTCGACAGCTCTCAATATCGTTTCAGTCTTTGACAGTCCAACTTTTGTAGATACTTCATCAACAAAAGCAAACTCATCTTCAGTCAAACGAATCGTAACTCGCTTGTCTCGCTTGCTCTCTCCTTTTAGAGGTCGCCCCATTTTCTTTGCCATAACTATCTAGTAAAATACCAAATAGCCAAGGCAAGGACGGCAATGCCAACAACACCTTGAACTTTTTCTTTCAAGGTCGTCCGCTCAATCGTAATTTCTGCACGCTTGAACTTCTTGTGGTAAAGTACATTATCTTTCATTTGCTTTTTACCTTTCCTTATGCTAGAATGAACTAAACAACAGGGTTTGGGGCTTTCGCCCCTCTCCCATTAGAATTTGATGGTTATCTTAAGGAATTTGAGGTTGAGTTCGATTGTGACCTCTTTCGCTTTGGGAAACCATCTTTTTTTCTTGTCGTGTTTAGCCATCTGCTAAGTCCTTTCTGTTGGATTTGTTAGATTTCTCAACCTTACATAGACTATTATAACACTTAACGCTGTACATGTCAATAGTTTTGTACAGCTTTTTTATTTTTCAACAAAAAAGTTCTCGCACCCATTCATTATTCAGTTTTCAAAGAACAAAATCATAGCTTATACTTCAAATAACGCTGCTAGTTCCGCTAGTTTTTCAGAACTAGTGTCTAGCTCCTGACTAGCCCAAATTTCAACTGGTGTCATAACATCACCTCATCTCCAATTTTCACTTTATCCCACTGCTCCTTCGTAACCACGAACACACCGTAGTCACGAATCGTAATCGTATACAACTTCCCATGTCGTCCTTTCTCGACGACCTTACCGAATATCTCAGCGCCTGCGTTATCAGCCTTGTAGATAACCATCGGCTTCTTTTCTTCTAAATCTCGAATCCTGTCCATCTGCCAGATGTTCAATCCAGCAGAGACAAGAATCCATACTACGATGAATCGTTTCATTCTGTTGCCTCCTCTTTCAATTTAACTTCAATCTCTAAGTAAAAACTTTGATCAGGTATCTCCAGTGTTGCTGTATTGGTTTTACCGTCAGACTCAATGATAATTTTTCCGATTTCCGAAACTAAGTCTCCAATTGTGCTATTTAGCGTAAGGCTCATCCCACAACCTCCTCAATCTCAATCCCTGGGCAATCGAACACCCAGCCAAAGTCAGCTTCTTCTAGTTCTTTGCGGGTGTGAGTTCGCCCTTCGACGATGGTCCCGAGTGTATCAATCCAAATCCAGCTATCGTCATGTTTGATACGGGTCAAAGCACCTCCGCTCGAAGAAATATTAGGCATTACAACCTTATACCGCTTCTCTGCCTCGACCTCGTAGCCGAGAATCCAAGCTAGTGCGAATAAGTCTCTATTAGATTTCTTGTTGTACCATTCTGTGAATTCCTTAGTTCCGTTGCCCCAAGTATAATGAAGCGCATCTTCTAGTTCTGGGCTTTGTTCTCTTGCTCCTTCAATTACATCATCCACAAACTGCGGAACTTTGACTTTTTCTGGCTCGTCTAGTTGTTTGATTAGATCAATTGCAGTTTTGGTCGGAATGCCTTTGACTACAGCTCCAAACATATTCAAACCATGAATCCCGATTTCTTCAAACTCTTTCAATCAATTCCTGCTTATTCATCTTCCAACTCCTTTATTTCCTCAATTTCTACTTCAATTCTAGGATTCAGGCTGTAAAATTTACCTACATCGTGCATAGCTACCTGCCCATCATCCTTAAACACTATCCCTGACATACTGTCATATAGCGCTTTTTCATAATTATCAATATCAGGCTTCTTGTCTACTGGAATAACTTCATCCAGTAGCGCTTGCTGGTTCTTCTTGACCTTAGATATATACTGAGGTGGTTTGATGTAAAATCTAAGCCGTGCCCTCAGCGCACCCTCAAGCATAGACTTACCAGCGTACTGATTTGCAATCAATAATTGGCAGTAATCACGCCAGACTTTCATATCCTGTTCTTCGTATGCTTTAACAAAATTCCCACGTTTCGCAAATCTTGGTCTGGATTGTGGTTTGGGTTCTATTTCTAAAATCAATCTTTCTTTCATGTCTTTTTGTTCATGCTTCCTACCAAAATCCCACGCCTGCAAAATTGTGAGCAAGGCAAGCGTGAGTGAAATCCTTTGCGTCATTCGTCCAAGTCTGACGCATTTTCTAGTTCGCAGTTTTACAAGAATGCCCGGCTTGTTGATTTTTGAGTTGTTTCCAAAATGGAAATAGTTGGTTTTTGATTATTTTTTATCTTTTCTGACGTTGCTTTCTCCGATAAAATATCCCAGCAATATCCAAACCAGTGCCATGCCAGCATCTTTAATAAAATCAATCATTCTTGTTCTCCTTTGCATTCATAACATACATTTTGGCCTACATCTTTGGACCTGATTGTTGATAAGCTACCACATTTCTCACAGTTAATTAAAAAACCTGAACCATTTGATTTGATACTGTTTATATTCTTCTCTGAGTGAATTTTGTAAATAATCAATGCTGATGTATGCCAATATTCAGCGCTGACGCCACTGTCAGCAACAGCAGATACGTTTGATTGAAATTTGATGTCAATCAACTTAATGTCTGGATTTTCGGCAAGCCAGCTATTTATTTGATTATCAATCGCCTTGCCAGATGGGTAGTCGGATGATAAAAATGCTGTTTTAATCATTTTATTTCCTCACTTTTCCAAACTTAATAATTACTTTCAATCAAATCGTTCAAGCTAACTACTGCATTCAGTTTTTTCTGACTTCTGCAATAATCGCAATGACCACATTTTTTAGGTTCTCTCTGACCTTGGATAACATCCCAAACTTCTACAATTTCAGACTTGATTTTATCTAAACCTTCTTCAAGCCATTCATCATCGATTTTCAAAATGTCACGATCTGGCACGTTTTCCTTGCTGACCGCTACAATGTATGGTCTAAAATCATTCCCAGTCATCTGTTTCAGCAACTCACGATATAGACCAAGCTGGCCATGATATCCAAAGTTAAGGATATTATTAACTGCTGCAGGAACTTTCTTTTTAAGTTCTGCGCTCCATTCTTCAGCGTAGATGGACTTCATGGTTTTCAAATCTACGAAATAACCACGGCTTAGATTCACGCTATCCAGCTTTCCTTTGACTGGTACGCCCTCGATTTCGCCATAGACGATCAACTCTTTTTGAACCTCATCTGACGGATAACCATGATACAAATGATTAAATCCATCGTCATCCTTTAGACTTGCAATCATCTTATCGCCAATCACAAAGTCAGATTTTAGATTTCCTTTGTTCTTTCCAGTCTTAGCTAGTAACTTGTCACCATTTTCATTCATGAACTGCTGATGTGCTTCGGAACTTTCAAAGTAACTGTGAACGTAGTTTCCGAGGAGAAGAGGGGTTTCGTCTCTCTCCTCAATCCATTGCCCACTGTCCAAAGCAAAAGCCTTAGCCTGGCATTGCTGATAGCGTTTGAACCGTGAGTTAGTCAAGTAACTTGTGTCCTGGTAGTAGTTCTCTTGTGTTAGTTCTTCCATAGCCTACTCCTTAATGTTGGTCGTATTTCCCTCAAAGAAGCTGAACTCTTCCAAAACTTCACCCGTTTCTTCGTTAAAGTCTGGAATTTCATCTGCTGGGTATTCTGTAGAGACTAACTCGTCAGGATTTGCCGTTTTTTCAGCCGTTTTTGGGGTTGTTTTGGTTCCTTCGGTAAATTCTCCATCTACAACGTCCTCGCTCTCTGTGGGCGTGCTATGAGCTCCTAGGATACCGTCCAAAGTTTCAGCGACTGGCTCTTGAGTAACATCTTTGACTTCATTCTTGTTTGAAACTGTGCTATCTTCGTTATCTGCAACGATTGCTTCCTGCAATTCGGTTGAAAGTGGCGCATAGGTTGAAAGCATGTGCTTTAATACAGTTTTACGAGCCATGGCATCAAAGTCAGACTGCCATGGGCTATATTTACTAGAGAATGATTGACTGTACTTCTTGCCGTGTGCTTGAACTCGTTCCTTAGTCCAAAAAACTGTTTTTTCAAATCCATTGGCCAATCGCATGAATGCAAAGTAACCAACGACTTTTTCTTTCTCTTTTGGAATAGCAGTCATGTCCACTTCAAGATCTTCAGTAAGTGGGTTAAACCCTTTATATTGACTTTCATAGACCTCTCCAGCGTTCAAGCGTGTAACTTGTCCACTTCGTTGTGCAAGTTGAATCAATCCCTTGTAACCCACTTGGAACTGCGCCTGGTTCTTGTAAGGAACGATATACGCATAGCCAAGGCTCGGCTCGATTGGTAGGTTTAGGACTGCGGCCTTCATAGCAGCGGTCATGATGCTTTCATTTGTAGCCTTAGCAAGTAGGTTGTTGTTTGTTACGATGCTCAGTAGACTAGCCACGAATTGCTGACCGTTGCCATTTACCACTTCTGAGAATTTCTGTTTTACTGCTGGTGAGTTAAAAAATTGTTTATGTGTCAATTCATTTGCCATTTTATTTTCTCCTTAAATCTTCATTGTCAATCTACGTCTAGCATTTTGCTTCAGGTCGTCTAAACCGTTTCTATAATCATCAATAAGCCCTAAATTGCTATCGATAAATCGCTCGACTACTCTGTTCAGCAAATCTTGCGACGTAGAGCCTTCGAGTTCAGCTAAAACTCCAATCAATTCTTTTTGTTTCGGAGACATTTCGATTCTGATATAACTTTTCCCTTTGTTTGAAGGTATATTTGTCATTTTCTTCTCCTTAAATTGTGTAAAGCTCTTCGCCTGTTTCATCGTCACAAATTCCTAGACCACCTAACGCTCTATAATTTTGTGCAACTTGATTCCAATAGCTCATATTTTGATAGTATGTTGATTCTGATATTTGTTCGTAACTCATTTTCTTCTTCCTTTCGTCTTCTTCAAATTCCAATTTTCACGTTTTATACGTCTATTTTCGTTTTGTAGTTTCAAGATTATATCTTGTTGTTCATTGATAATCTTCCCCATCTCTCGGCCAAGATGAATATAATCAGCTCGCCAGTTGTCGATTTCTGCAAGTAGTTCTGCAATCATACTTCATCACCCACATATCGATGTCTACCGCATCCTATATCCACATACTCGCTTGGGTCAAGTTCTGTTCGTGGTTCAGGCGGTTGCATTATATCTCTGTCATAATCAAACATGAGCATACACCTTTCCAAGTTCAAGCACTCGTTTCACATATCTGGCCTTGGATGTTAGCCCAAGATCCAGTAATTCGTTTTTTTTCTTCATGATTGGCCAAAAGCCATACACGGTTTTCAAGTTCAATTCTAGTCATTAGCGTCTCCTTTGCTCTATCACAAATACTTTTCATAGCGTGATCTTCGTGGTTCTGGCAAGGTTAATGGCTCAGGTCGCAATCCTTGAGGCGGTTCATTATCAAACGTAAAGCCCTTGAACTCCCGACGGATATTCTTGCGGATTTGTTCTCTTTCAATCTCACGACCCATTTCAAGCAATTCATTACAAGTTCTAATCACTTGCGTATCATACTCTTCTTGAAGTCGTCTTTCTTCCTCTTTTTGCTTTTCTAACTGATGAACTAGGATTCCTGCGCTGATAAATCCTAAAATCACTGTGCCAGTTCCTAGCAGTTGATTAATTAATGGTGGTTCAAACATTTCTTCTCTCTCCTATACTCCGAATTGTTTTTCTTTCTTGATATTCTCAAGCATTTCTGATAAAGTTTCTTTCTTCGTACGATAGCGATTACGACTTTTCCATTTGACGAACATGCGAAATCCTTCGTAATCGATAAATACAATCTTATGAGTTGGGTTATCGATGAACTGCTTAAAATCTGGATGTTCTCGCATTTCACCTGCCCAGACTTTTGCAGTCCCTGGAGTCAACCCTTCCCACCTCTGACAAAGATGTTTGTAATCGCCATGCGTAGCTTTTTCGTCCACATCAACTGGCTTATAAGTAATTTCTGTTTTCGGCATGCAATTTCCTCTCCTTCGTGTTATAATTTAGTTAGTAATTTTTGATTAGCGCCTGATTGCCGTCAGGTGCTTTTTTGTTTTATCTTAGTTCGTCTGTGCTGATTTCTAATGCATCAGCGATTTTCTTAACTGTGTCAAAATATAAATCTTTTACCACTCCATCTCTTAAACGATAGATCCCAGCTGTACCAACACCAGCTTTTAAACAAAGTTTATAAACTGTCCAATTTTTCTCTGAAAGTTTTTCAGATATTTTTTCCCAGAGCATGCTTGTTTTCTCCTTATCTGACTTTATTTTTATAGTTTTTATTCCTTTGTATGTTTTTTACTGCATATTGTGCCTTTTTGCAACCTTATCTTCCAAAAAAACACTATATATTGACAAACATTGTTTTTAAGAATATAATTACAACTATCTAATAAGACGACCAGGAGGCACCTTATGAATATTATCGACCCAAATGATCCACATTTTGTCTCTCTCCCAATTTCTCATGAAACAGGAGATGCTCTTGCTAAACCTATCGCCACCTCTATAGGAGAGGCTAGTAAAACTTTACTAGATGGAATCTTCCATCTTGCATTAGATCCAGTGAGAAGATTTAACATTCAGCGTGAATCAGATTTAGAACATTTTAAGCAAGAAATACAATATTCTGTAAAAAATGTACCAGAAGAATTCCACGATGATTCAAAAATCGGACTGATACTAAAAGCAATTGAAGATTCGAGATATCAGTTAAACGATGAAGAAATTCGTAATATGTTTACAAAACTAATTACTTCTACCATCGATTGTCGAACCAATTCCAGCATAAGTCCTAAATATAGTTCAATCATTGCTAATATGACAGCTGCAGAAGCAAGGTTATTAAAAGATATCTACTTCAATACAGGATCTGTCGTTCCTCTAGCTAGTTTGACAATAGAAGATAAATCTGACTATTCTTCAAGAAATTTAGGGCAAGATTTTTTATTATTTGATAATTATTCAGATAATAAAAAAATGTTAGATTTATCATTGCTTGAAAGCTCAAATTTAATAAGATTCCATAAAAAAACCAAATTAGTACACCCGCACTTCACGGATATTATAAATACTTTCACAAACACTTTTCCAAACAATCTGAATGAATTATTACCCAATTTATCAGACAACGAAGAGGTTGTGTTTGAACATTCTCACTACGGTTTAACCGAACTCGGAGAATCTTTTTGTAAAATAGTTTTTAATTGAAGATAAACAAGAACCCTGTCTTCCATTTTCTTTAGTTCCTTGGCTAAATAGCGACTATAAAGATTTAAAAAAATGAAAGTTATTAGAGCATTTATCAAAATTGTCAAAATAAATACCATCATCCGTCTTCACCCTCCTTTCCAAACCAAAGTCCTAAATTAGAAATTTTAAATTTCTCTCTTTTATTTATTTAGAGAAGTAGGACTTGTTGTTAATTAATATTTATTGTTATTTAATACTTGTTGTTAGTTAATATTTGTTAGTGTGAAAAAAATTACATGTATTACTTTTACATGTATTATTTTTACATGTATTATTTTTACACTTGCAAACCTTGTGACCGTAATTCAGAAAAAAGTCTCTCTTGCATTATTTGAAAACTAAATTCTGATATTTTTCTATCAGAGAAAAATCTAAAAATTCGCGAACCAGCCCCGCGCCCAAAAGATACCTTAATTTCCCGCAAATAACCCGCTTGTTTCAATTTTTCAAAGTGCTTCAAAACAGTTCGATAATTCAAGCCCGATCGTTTTGCTATCTCTTCAGGATAAACTTGCCAAGTGGAAATATTGCTCAAAACAATCATCAGTACTCCTATTTCAGCCGCTCCAAGTGCAGGATCGTTGATGAAATCATTACTAACAGCGGTGTAGTCGTTAGTTGGATTCCTGAAAGATGAAATCCACTTTTAAGTTATAAAGTTTTTTCTTATCCATACGAGCTCCTTTCTTTATTGATATGAGTTTTTAAGTTACCGTTTTGGTGACTTCCTTGGCAAAAAAATATCTTGCAAAGGTTTATCAAAAAAGCTACGCAAGAAAAACATTTCATCCTGAGTAAAAGCACTTTGCCCCTTCTCTTTCTGACGATATGCAGTTTCTGAAATACCTAATTTTCTTGCTAATTGTTTTTGCGTTATGCCTTTTTCTTTTCGTAATTGATAAAGATATATCTGCACGCACTCACCCCCTTTATCTTAATTCGTCTAAGCTGACTTCCAGTGCATCAGCGATTTTGCACATGTTCTTAAAAGAAATACGCTCGGTTTTGATATTTCTGATTGTATTTGGACTGATACCAGCTTTTTCAGCTAATGCCTTCTGTGTCATCCCTTTTTCAATCAACAAATGCTTAAACTTCTTCCACATACATTGTTCCTTTCCCAATATATTGTGTTCCAAATATACAAAAACACTACATATTGTTATTTAATTTAGATTATGCTATAATAATTTTGACTAAGACCTCTCACGTTTTGGTCAAAATTCCAATAGAAAGGAGAAAATTATATGCCAATTTACGTTTGTAATAAAAATGCAGATGAGAACGGACATCATGAAGTTCATGCTACTACCTGCTCTTATTTACCACAAATAGAAAATCGGATTGAAATTGGCTGGAAATCAGATTGCCAAGAAGCCATCCAACAAATGTATGAATGGAACCCTACAGGTTTCCGTTTTGATGGCTGTTTTTGGTGCTGTTTTTCTTGTCACACAGGATAGCACTTTGTGCATGATATGACTCTATTAACTGCTCCGTCATTATCTCAATGACCTTATTCAACCTAGTCACTTCACGTTTAAGGGCTAGGTTTTCTGTTTTTTCAAGTTCGTTCATCTTCCTACTCCTTATCTTTTTTATCACATCGGTACTTCACTATCTGACGAATAGTGAAAGATACAATCACAAATCCTGCTAGGATTATCAAGCAAACATTTTCATCCATTGCTTTTCACGGCAAATGATGGTACACTATCAAGTAGAGGTTGGGGCTTCTGCCCCTTTCTCTACTTTTTGTTTTGAAGCTTACGTTTGTGTTCTAAGATTTGTTTGTGCCACAAACGTGCTTCGTTGATTAAGCCTAGTACCAAGATGACGGTTGTGGTGTCCTTGGTTGCTAGGCTTTTTATGATGTGTTCCATCATTTGCCTTACCTCCTTTTTTATTTTGCTCTTAGAGCAATAGCTAGGAGAGGAATCGCACCTCTCTACGCTGCCCTAGCTTGTTTGGCTTCTTCAACCTTTTCAAGAACTAAGATTGTAAGAGCCATTTCTTGAAAATCTTTATCATCAAATCCGATAACATCGCCGTAAACTCTAATTGTTGTCAATAGTGTGTTATACAATTCGTACATATCATCTGACGATAGTTTTTCACGATCTAGGATTTCTCCTAGTTTAAGTGAGCGTTCTCTGCGGTTCTTAACTTGTAAGATTTCTTTCGCTAGTGCGATTTGTTCTTGTGTTGTAAGTCCTTTATTCATTGTGTTTCCCTCCGCTTTGTTTTTGTTATTTTCTTAAGCTTGATTTAATTATATCACCGTTTTGGTGACTTGTCAACAGTATTTTAATTAAAAAATAAAAAAAGTTGCGTTTTCGGTGACTTTTTTATATAATCTACTTATAGAATTACTAAAATTGAGGTACGGAACATGGATTTGAAAAAATATATTGGAAACCAAATTAAAACTTTTCGAAAATCAGCCGGTTTTACTCAAGATGAACTTGCTAAAAGATTGAATACTACTAAACAAACTATTAGTAGATATGAAAAAGGAGATAGAAAAGCCAATCAAGACATGCTCTTTGAGCTTTGCGATATTTTCGGTGTCTCAATAGATGATTTTTTCCCTTCTCAAAACGAGGCTCTTCAATCCCCTACCGCTTCCTCCATCCAAACCATCTACGACCAACTAGCACCGCCTAGACAAGGAAAAGTCCTGACCTATGCCGAGAGCCAACTTAAAGAGCAGAGGAACGAAGAAGAAACGAAGATAAACGAAGTATCGGAAGTTATCAGCTTGTATCAAGTTGAGGTAGTATCTGAGACGGCAGCAGCTTCTGGATTTAACTATGGATTTGGTTACGACGATACAGACAGAGATACTATAGAGGTTGACGAACAACCACCACGCCACGATATTGCTACCAAGGTCAGCGGAGACTCCATGCAACCTGACTACCAGGACGGAGATATTCTCTATTTGGTAGACAAGGGACTGACTACCTACAACGGAGACCTAGCAGTTATCGCATACAGAGACCGTTCTTACTTTAAGAAGATATATACCGAAAACGGACGCTTACGCCTAGTGTCGCTCAATGACAAGTATGAAGACATCATCCTAGACTTCCCACCAGCCGAAGACACACACATCAAGATCTATGCAGTTGTCGGGGTGTATAGAGGGGAATAAAATGAACAAAGAAAATCCATATTTTGAACAAACCAAACAAAACTACATAGAAGTTGAAAAACTCTATAAACTTGGTAAAGCAAAACATACATCTTCTAAATACCGATTTCTTGCACCAGCAGTTAAAAGACAATCTGAACAATTCTTATTTGAAGCTAAGACTCAAAAAAGAAAGTATTGGAAATTCAGTCGTGGTTCTCTAGTATTCGTAGAGTTCGGTGTAAATATAGGTGGAGAATTATCAAATAACCATTGGGCTATTGTCTTAGACAAAGTAGATAGTCCCTATAAAAAAACACTTACAGTAATTCCTCTAACATCTAAAAATCAAATAGATACCGTACTCATAGACGAAATCATTGCGGAATATCCTTCTATTTTGTTTGATGAATATATTGAAAAATTACACAAAGAATTATTTGCCTACCTAAAATATTTAGATTCCAATAATGCAATTACTGAAGCTGCCTTATCGGATGTCTACCAAGCTTATACTGAACAATTTTCAAACGAAATAATTCAACCTAAGATAATAGACGATGATAACCTTAAACGGACACAATCAGAAATAAATGACGTTATTGAATTAACTCAATACTACAAAAAATACATTAAGCGTTCTTATGCCAAGTGTAATAACCTTCAAACAATCAGCAAAGATAGAATTTTAAAGAAAAATAGATTAGATCCAATCGGAAAAATGAAAGTATCTGATAACACATTGGACAAAATTAACGAAAAGTTAAAAGAATTATACCTTTTCTAATCTCTTGACATTTCTTAATAATTATATTACAATACAGCTATTAGGAGTTTAGCTCCATAAAGTTTACATTTGGATTTTAGATCCATAACGTGATGGTAGCCGTATTTGATACGGCTACTTTTCTTTTTATCTAGAAACTGTTTCCATTTTGGAAATAGTTGCGTAAAACGGAAACAATAAATGTGCAATAACTGATCCACATTAAAAGCTGAGAGAGGTTTCATTATGAATGAAGAACGCAAAGTTTTAGGTATTTTGGCTATTATTTTTGGAGCGATTGCTCTATTTGGGTCTTGGATGCCTATTATTAACAATCTATCTTTTGTTATTGCTATCTTAGCGCTTATATTGGGCTTGATAGGTCTAGCTATTAACAGAAAAAGACCAAAAATGTTAGCTATCATTGGTACAGTTTTAGCAGTTGTGTCAATGGTTATTGTTATCGCTACGCAATTGATGTATGCCCGTGCTTTGAATAACGCTGCTAAAAACGTTGAAGAAACTGTTAGCTCAGTAAGTTCTTCTATCGAATCATCACAAAAAGAAGAGGATGCTAAATTTAACTGGACAAAAGAACAGTTTGACGCTCTTCAGATGGGTGACATCACGAATTATGGAGCTGGTGGAACTAACTACGATGATATTGTTAGTGTTCATGGAGAACCAAATAGCATAAACACTACTACTGTTAATGATCATGAAAGCAGAACAATTTCATATTCTTCAGCAGGGACAAAACTCCGAAGCATTACTTTGACATTTAGTAAACAAGAAAATGGTGCTTATTTATTGACTGCTAAAGTCGGCATTGGATTGGAATAAATTTATTTTCATGATATAATTAAGTTACTTAGAGGCAAGCCCTCATAATTTTAGACTTTGCACCTTAGCGTGCCAGGGGAAGTAACTTAACCGTTGCTTCCCTTTTTAAAACCAAAAAATCCCCACACTCTCGGTCGGCAAACTTCTGAGCGTGAGGAACTTCAGTACAAGAAAAAAAGCATTAAAAAGCTCTTTTTCTTGTACCCATTTTATCAAGAAATGAGGTGAAAATCAATGTGGATGGAAGAACTTCCCAACGGAAAATATAAATTCTTTGAACGATATAGAGACCCGTATACCGAGAAATGGAAAAGGGTGTCTGTAACCCTTGACTCTGGCTCAAGCAGGGCTAAGAAAGAAGCTCAGAAACAACTGGATGAGAAGATAGCAGAAAAACTACAAAGTCTTACTACTACAGATATGCTTTTTACAGACGTACTAAGTGATTGGTGGGAACTTCATAAAAAGTCAATCAAGTCTTCTACCATAAAGACCATGGTCTATGCTGTAGATGAAGTAAAAGATACTTTTGCGCCTGACGTGAAAATAAAAAATATCACTGCGAAGTACACTCAACAGTACTTTACTGACTCGGAAGAAAATCATATCAAACTCAAAAAGCAAAAGTCAGTACTAAGCATGGTCTTTAAATATGCGCTTGATATGGAACTGGTAGATAGCAATCCTATCCAGCGTGTGAGACTTCCTAAAAAGGTTGTCGCATATGAAAATATGGAAAAGATTGAAGATAAGTTCCTTGAGCAAAGCGAATTAAAAAGGCTTTTAAAAGCTATGAAAAGCTATAATCGAGGCTATCACGTCGCTCGTATGGCTGAGTTTATGGCTTTAAATGGTTGCCGAGTCGGCGAAGCTGGTGCGCTTAAATTTGAAAACTACGATAAGAAAAACCGTACTATCACTATCAACGGGACTTTAGACCCAACCCGTAAAGGTTCAGAGGGTGTTAAAACCACACCTAAGACCTTATCATCTATCAGAGTAGTTGACCTAACAAAAAAAGAAATTGAAATCATTGAAGAATTCATAGAGTTACATAAACTAAGAAAGAATACAAACCCAAACTATAAAGATATGGGATTTATATTTGTATCAGCCAATGGAATTCCCATTCATAAATCAAGTATCGGCAAGCTCATGAAAAATGCAAACGCCACTTTAAAGAAGCCAATCAACAAACCACTTCACCCACATATACTACGTCATACACTAATCAGTACGCTTGCTGAAAATAATATCCCCTTAAAAGCCATCACGCAAAGAGTTGGGCATAAAGATAACGGAAAGACCACAATGGAAATCTATACTCACGTAACCAAGAACATCAAGTCGAAAGTTGTTGATGTACTAGATAAAATTTATAAATAGTTTTGCCCCTTTTTTGCCCCCTGCTAGACAAAAAGAAAAACCGCTACTCCTAAGAATAGCGGTTTAATCATGTTTTTAAGCTACTAATGTAGTCGCTCTATTATTTAAGAGTAACTGAAGCTCCAGCTTCTTCCAATTTAGCTTTGATTTCTTCAGCTTCTGCAGTTGCAACGCCTTCTTTAAC